CGCTGCTAACAATGCCGGCGAGCTTGCTTATGAGGCGACTGTAAAGAACGAAGAGCAGGACGTTATCCTTGCAGACCATGAGAGCAGGATTTCAGCGTTACGCGTTGAAGTAGACGATCACGAAATACGCATCACTGGAAACACATCTGCAATTTCTGCTTTGTCAGTAAGGGTTACTACCGCAGAAGGGAATATCACAACTCTTCAGGCTGATGTCTCAACGCTGCAAACCAACGTTTCCTCTTTGACGACTCGCGTCACTACCGCAGAAGGGAATATCACCACGCTACAAGGTGATTATGTTTCTAAATCTGCTGTGGCATCACAAACACTGGCATCACCTCTTAACGTTGCGACGTCTTACTCTGTCGGCGGAACGAAGGTCGTAGGTGCACGTAACACTGGCTGGACTGCATCCACCGGTACTTCATCAAAGGCTGGAATCAACGGTAGCGCTACATACACCGTAAGCGCCACTTACACGCAGTCTGAGATTCAGGCAATAGCAACTGGCCTGCAGCAAATCAGGCAGTGGGCTGTAGCAATGCAAACCGCAGTAGGAGCAACATCTGGTCACGGGTTGATAAACGCATAATGCAAATAAAGCTCATCGATAATCCGGTGAAGCTTGCAGAATTCCTCAACAATCCAGAAAACACAGGAAACATCGTAGACAGCGGAGATAAATACTTCATCAAGCCTGATGCGGTATACCTCGGCATCTACGAGGGCGTTTTGCTGGCTGGCGTTCACGAAGTGCGAAACTTCTGGCACAGCGTAGTGGAATGCCACGCAATCTACTCCCCTGGTTTTCGCGGTGAATATGCCCTCAATGGTCACCGATTATTCTGCAAATGGCTTCTCGACAACTCCCCATTCCTGAACAGCGTAACGATGGTTCCAGACACCACAAAATATGGACGAGCATTGATTCGCCTGCTTGGTGCTACGCGCATCGGTCATCTTGATGATGCGTACATAAGCAATGGAAGTCCTGTCGGAATCACCCTCTATCAATTACCTCGCTCTAAATATGAGGAGCTATTAAATGCTAATTCATCAGATTGCCAATAAGCACCTCAATAAAGCGGTGTATCAGAAAGGCGGTGATGGCGGCGCAGGAGCACAGGCGGATGCAACCAAGAAAGGCATCGCGCTTCAAAAAGAGATGTGGCAAACGAACATGCAGAACCTTGCACCGTTCACGCCTCTTGCGCAGCAATACATCTCTCAACTTCAGGGACTATCTACGCTGCAGGGCCAACAGTCTGCGCTAAGCGGTTATTACGGCTCTCAGCAATATAAAGACCAGGCTAATCAGCTTCGCTATCAAGCCCTCAATGCAGCAGAGGCTACGGGCGGGCTTGGTTCTACAGCTACCACCAACTCGCTCGCTACCATCGCGCCTACATTAGGTCAAAACTGGCTTTCAGGTCAGATGAACAACTACCAGAACCTGGCGAATATTGGCCTTGGCGCATTAACCGGCCAGGCAACAGCCGGTCAGAACTACGCCAACAATGCCAGTCAGTTATACCAGCAGCAGGCAAACGCAGCGGCAGCCAATGCTAACCGACCATCTGGATTCCAGAGTGCATTAGGCGGTGCGGCAGCAGGTGCAGCGGCGGGGACAGCAATCATGCCTGGCTGGGGTACGGCAATTGGTGCTGGTATTGGTGCGCTGGGTTCACTTTTCTAAGGGGAAATCATGGCTACATGGCAGCAGTCAGGTAACCCAGGCGGGTTGCTGGCAGGTCTTGGCGGGGTAAACACAAATGCACCGCAGGCCAGCGATGCAAACACCGCACTGGCATACATTCGCCAGAACAACGAAGACGAGCGCTCCGGTCGTAACAATGTAGGTTTGCAGGCATTGCAGGGAATCGGCTCTGTAATGGATATCTACAAACAGCAAGAGCAGGCGCAGCGCAAGCAACAATTCCAGCAGGCATATGGTCAGGCCTACGCGTCAGGCGATCGCAATGCTATGCGTCAGCTTGCGGCACAATTCCCTGACCAGGTAGATGCTGTACGAAATGGAATGAAGTTTGTCGATGAAGATCAGCGCGCAACAGTGGGAAACCTGGCTGCAGGGGCAAGGCTTGCAGCATCATCTCCTGAGGCGATGGGTACATGGTTGAAAAATAATGCAGCAGACCTGCAGCGAGCTGGATTAGACCCCGCCGAGGTTGCTCAGGCTTACCAGCAAAACCCGCAGCAGTTTGGCGAGTTTGCTGATCACCTTGGTATGGCAGCGCTTGGTCCCGTCGATTACTTCAATGCTCAGGACAAGATTGTCGGCCAGGCACTTAATCGCGATAAACTCAACGAGACCATCCGCAGCAATCAGGCGGGTGAGTCACTTACTGCACGTGGTCAGGACATTACCGCACGAGGCCAGGATATCTCTGCAGCTACAGCGCGTCGAGGCCAGGATATGGCCATGGAAAGGGCAAATGCCAAGACTGTTGGCAGCGATGGTAAGCGAGTTGTTCAGCTCTCAGATGGGAGAACAGTGAACGTCGGCGGTAAACTCCACGGCGCTGGAGCTAATGCCTTCTATGAAGGCATAGACGATAACGGAAACATGGTTCGTGTCCCGGCAAGTGCAATTGCCGCGCCCCCTACGTCTGCAGCATCGGCACAGAATTACGCAATGGCTAAGGACCTTAACTCAATCCTTAACGCCCCTACTGACAAGCTTGACTTCATGACTGGTGTAACTGGCGGAAACGGGTCTCCTTCATGGGATGCTGAAGTCCGTAGTCGCCTTGGTGGTGGTGAGCAGCGTCAGTTATTCAATGCCACGAAAAGAATTCAGGGAAAGATGCAGAATCAGGGTATTGCTGCAGCCAGGGATATGGGCGCATCAGGCATCAACACCGTCGCAGAAGCGAAGATGTATTTTCAGGGCATGCCGCAGGTCGACTATTCAAGCCCGGAAGCAATGCAGCAGTCACTTCGAGATATTCAGCAATACACTGACCAGTACAATCAGCAGTACAGCGTGAATGTTGGCAATCGAAGTGCGCAGTCACAGCCTTCACGACCGGCACAACAATCTCAACCAGCACAGCAACCGCAGCAAAGCACAGGCTTCTCTTCACTATGGGGTGACTAATGGCTAAGGCATGGAAAGACGTTATTGCCTCTCAGCAGTATCAGGCATTGGCACCAGAGCAGAAAGCACAGGCGCAGGAACAATACTTCAATGAGGTAGTTGCGCCTCAGGCTGGAAGCAATGCAGAGCAGGCAAAGCAAGCATTTTACTCAGCTTATCCTAGAGGATTGCTAGAAAAGGGCAATATCGACATTCACAATCGGCCTGTTGTTAAAAACTCTGATGGCAGCATTAGCACTGTGCGGAGCATGTCTACCAACATAGATGGCAGAGAGGTGCTGATTCCGACCGTTAGTGATGATGGTCGTATCATGTCTGATGATGAAGCTATTGATAACTTCATGAGGACTGGAAAGCATCTTGGTATGTTCGACAATCCTGACGATGCCACCGCATATGCTGAAAGCCTGCACAACCAGCAAGCCGATGAATACCTACCCAGGAATAATCAAGTTCCACAACATCCAGTACAGCAGAATACACAGGCAGCACCACAGCAGCAAGGCGGATTCCTGTCTGACCTGGGCAATGCGGCAGCAGAAACAGGGCGCGGATTGCTTCAGGCTGGAGTTAACCTTGCAAACATCCCTGCATCAATGGCTGATGCTGTAGCGAGCGCAGGAGCTTGGGCTGGCAATAAGCTTGGATTAGGTGATGGCACATACCAGCCAGCACCGCGCGTAACCACAGAAGGTTTGGCGCAGGATTTAGGCCTTCAGCAGGGAGCGCTAACCCCGCAGACTACGGAAGGGAAAATCTTCGCTGAAGCATTGCCATACCTGACACCTGTTGGCGCTGAGCGAATTGCCACTCAAGCACCATCGATTGCCGGTCGAGTAGCGCAAGGAGCGTCACGCTTACTTGCAGAGAACGCAGTGGGGTCTATGGCTGCTAATAGCGAACAGAATGACCCTTCAGCACTGGCGACAGACCTTGGCACTGGAGTTGTATTGGGTGGTGCCATTAATCGGCTTGGGCGTGTTGCTGGCGCTGCGTATCGTGGTGTTAAAGGTGCAATCTCTCCGGAAGCGCAGCAGGCGATCAGATTTGCCAATTCTGCCGACGTTCCTCTGCATACAACTGACGTCCTTCAGCCAAACTCTCGCGTAGGCCGCATGGCGCAAACTACCGCGGAAAACATCCCATTCGCCGGGACTAGCACCATGCGAGCAAATCAGCAGGAAGCACGCAGCCAACTGGTGAATGAATATGCCTCACGCTTTGGCGAGTATGACCCGTCAATTGTTATTGGCAGCCTAAAATCAAAAACGGCGGGAATTAAACAGGCTGCTGGCAATCGTCTTGAGCAAGTTCAAAATGCCATGACAGGCGTAAACATCCAGCCATCTCGGGCGCTACAGCAGATTGATGATGAGATAGCCAGCCTTCAGAAGCTTGGCAAGGTGGCGGATACAGACACCATCAGCAAGCTTCAGGCATATCGTGATGAGCTGGCAGGCGGTAACGTTGATTTGCAGCAGTTGAGTAATCTGCGCAGCCAGTTCAGGCAGGATGTTAAGGGCGAGCGGGTCGTCATGCCAAATCGTTCTGATGCGGCTATTCAGCGTGTGTACAGGGCGATGACTGGAGACATTGATAGCTCCATAGGTCAGAACCTTGGTAACGATACATTGCGACGCTATAAGCAGGCGAATGCGGTATACGCAGATGAGGCAAGCAAACTACAGAATACGCGCCTGAAGAACGTGATCATGAAAGGAGACCTGACACCAGAGGTCGTCAACAACATGCTTTTCAGTAAGAACAAATCTGAAGTGCAGAACCTCTACAACTCAGTCGGCCAGATTGGTCGCGCCCAAATGCGTAACGGCATTATCGGAAAGGCGATTGAGAAGTCTGGTGGCTCGCCGGACCAGTTCCTGAGACAGGTTAATCTGATGTCTAATCAGACTGGAATCGCGTTTAAAGGCCGTGATGCTGCGTACCTGAAAGGGCTGAAGAACTATCTGGAGTCAACGAAGCGAGCGGGACAGGCCGGAGTAACAACACCAACAGGCCAACAGGCAATCCCATTCATTATGGGTATTGGCACTGTGACGAACCCAGCTTTAATTGGCGTTGGTGGCGGGTATGGGTTGCTTGCAAGGATGTATGAGAGCGAGCCAGCACGCAACGCAATGCTTCGCCTGGCTAACACTCCAAGAGGCTCTACAGCCTTTGAGAAAGCGTTATCTGATGTTGAGCGAGCAGTTAACTCATTCGCTCAGGGTGCGAAATCTGAGGCATTAAGTGAATAGGGCGACGCCTACACAAACGCCGAAGATTAAGAAAGCAAAGTTCAGCCAGTCACGTTCCATAAATCCTCCACTCTTTTAACCAATTATAACCGACCTTAACGCAACGCTGTGCAAGTTTTAGCTTGTGCGGCTTTGCTGCGCCCGGAGCACAGTAAATGTCAGATATCACTGCCAAT